ATATGCGATGCCTGCAACGGGATTGCGTACAAGGATGACAGCCAGGTGGTCTCGCTTAACGTGCGCAAGGTGTATGCTGGGCATGGCGAGGGGGAGCGGGTTGATGTGGTGATGTGTGATGGCGTATAAGCATTTGACGGAACCAGCGCGGGAAAGGTAGGATATTGGCATGGCAGCGAAGAAGAAAAAGACGGTAACGGCGTCAGAAGGGGAACACGCACAGACAATGCGCGATGGGGGCGACCGGAAAGGGGGCGATGTGACGGATAAGAGTACCAAGCGAAGATGCGGCAGGCCGACTGTGGTAACACGTGAGGTTGTCGGGAAACTTGAGGCAGCTTTCAGCGTAGGCGCAAACGATACAGAGGCGTGTGCGCATGCTGGAATCAGTCGGGATACGTATTATTCGCACCGCAAGACAGACAGCACATTTTCGGACAGGATTGATGCTCTCAAAGAAAAACTACCTCTGAAAGCCAAATCCCAGCTTGCGGCACTGGTGACGGCAGGCGATCCGATGACGGTCAAATGGTATCTTGAGCGGGTACGGCGCAAGGAGTTTGGCACGCGCCACGAAATCGACCACACCACCAAGGGCGACAAGATAGAGCCGACGCGGATCATCTTCGAGGACGCCAAGCCAAATGCCTGAACTACGCTTCAGCCGCAAGTATAAGCCGCTGTTCGACGTGCCCGATGGGGTGCGCTATGTCGTCATGACCGGCGGACGCGGCAGCGGCAAGAGCTTTGCGCTATCCGCAGCCATGGCGACCCGCGCACAGATGGCCGCAGGGTGGAAAATCCTATACACCCGCTACACCATCACCAGCGCCGCCGATTCGATCATCCCTGAGTTTACCGAGAAGGTGGAGCTTATGGGCCTGAGCGACGGCTTTGCGCTGACGCAAAAGGACATCACGCACACCAGCACGGGCAGCGAGTTGCTATTCCGTGGCATCAAGACCAGCAGCGGCAACCAGACAGCCAAGCTCAAGTCATTGCAGGGCGTCAACGTGTGGGTGCTCGATGAGGCCGAGGAGTTGGACGACGAAGACACCTTTGATACGATCGACCTCAGTGCGCGCGATGGGCGACACCAAAACCTTGTGGTGCTGTGCCTGAACCCGTCGCACAAGAAGCACTGGATGTATCGCCGCTTCTTCGTGGACTGCGGCGTGGCTCCCGGCTTCAATGGCGTGGCGGGCGATGTGCTCTACATACACACGACCTACGAGGACAACCGCCGCAACCTGCCAGCATCGTATTGCGCCATTGCCGATCGCCTGAAGACGACCAACCGCATCAAGTGGGATCACATATGGGCTGGCGCATGGCTGGATGAGACGGCCGGCGCGCTGTGGACGTGGAACATGATCAACGATTATCGCGTGGCACCAGATGACGTGCCAGAGTTTGAGCGCGTAGTGATACCCATTGACCCCGCCGTGACCGCAACAGCCAAGAGCGACGAGACGGGTATAGTACCAGCAGCGCGCGGCATAGACGGGCACTACTACGTGCTGGCAGACGTGAGCCTACGCGCAACCCCGCTAGGCTGGGCAAAGCAGGCATCGAAGCAGTACCGCAAGTATGAAGCCGACCGCGTTATCGGAGAGGTAAACAATGGCGGCGACCTGGTAGAGAACACGCTGAGGCAGGTTGACCGCGAGATCCCCTACAAGGCCGTGCGCGCCAGCCGCGGCAAGATCGTGCGAGCCGAACCCGTAGCGGCGCTGTACGAACAGGGCCTTGTGCATCACGTCGGCACGTTCACGGACATGGAAACCGAGATGATGACATTCACGGGAGCGGCCAACGATGCCAGCCCTAACCGCATGGATGCGCTTGTGTGGGGGCTTGCCGAACTAAGCGCAGGCAGAAGCGCGCATTTTGTGGCTTGCGATGATGAGGCCGAGAGTGTAGAACAAGAGGAGAGCGAACAAATGCAGAATGCGGACTATGACAACGAGGAGGCATGGTCTTGACCATCACAGCAACCGAACAGCGCATCACCACCTTGCGCGCCGAGGCCGCCAAGCTCGAGCGCAGCCTAATCGCAGACCGACTCAAAGCAGCCAACCCGCGGCAGGCACACGACCGACAGCGCCGCATGCATGTTGTGACCATCAGCGACAAGCGATGGCTCGACACGCACACAGAGCGCTTCATACGGCTGGCACGGCGGGCAATGCCTGACGCGCACTACTCGCTGGTGTACGTCGGACACGGCAGGGCGCGCAACCAGAGCAAGACGCCTGACAAGTTTGACCGCGTGTTGACCGTCAAGGACGACAAGACGGCGCCCGGCTATCTGCACTACAACGCCATACGATACGGCCTGTGCGGAATGCTGGACGCTGGCGAGCTTGTCTACATCGACCCTGACGTTGACATCGTGTCGGACATAAGCGGCATCCTAGACGACTGTGCGGCGTCTGTCGGATGGTGTCGCTCGCCTGTCGAACCGCAGCACTTCAGCGAGGGCATGCGCAAGCTGGGGCTGAACGGTGACGGGCCATGGGCGAACAGCGGCACACTGGTCTTGCGCCGTGACTGCGTACAAGAGTATACAGCCGCAGCGGAGGGGCTCAAGCGCATTGGCTTCCCGCCGCGCATGATTGGCAACGCTGCGTTCAGCGCCATGCTGCGGGCTGGTGGGGTGGAGAGCTGCGAGATTCCCTACAAATACGGCTCTATCTGGTGGGACGCTACGCACCTGTCACGGGCGCTGTGCGTGCATTACTGTAACGACAAGGGCAAGGCGCGGCGGACTGCGCTTGATGCCGTTTGGGTGGGGTAGCTATGAATCTACAGGTCATAATATCTGGCGACGGCTGGGTGCTCGACAAACACGGCGCGCTACTGGCTGAGGCGTTCGTTCCTGACGCCATCATGCGGACGCAGCCTATTGACGGATGGGCAGATATCACCTACCTGATGAATTATGCACAAATCATGAAGGTGCCCGCTGTCGCGCACGGGCAACGAGATTACGGCAAGGTAGTGGCGATGCTCACGCATCACGAGCCAGACAACCACGCACTGAATGTGGCGTGGGAATGCGCTATGGAAATGGCTGACGCCCTCGTGCCAATGAGCCAGACCACCGCAGCGCAAATCCCTAAGCAACACATCCACAAATCAACCACAATCCCGCTGCCCGTCCCAGGCTACATCATGCAGCGCCGCCCCAGAATCGGCATCGCAGGCATACGCAACCCCGCCAACGAGCACCGCAAGGGGTGGGATCTGGTAGACCGGCTGCGGGCCGATCACCCCGAGTGGGACATAACCACGACGGGCGGCGCGCTGAGTGAGCCCGAAATGCTGGCGTGGTATCGGTCGCTCGACGTGTACCTTTGTCCTTCGCGGTATGAGGGTGGACCTATGGGGGTGCTTGAGGCTCACGCAATGGGCGTATCTGTCGTTAAGCCGCATCAGGTGGGATGGTGCGACGATGTGCCCGGCGCTACGTTCCGCGCTGGGGATTACGCCACTATGGAGCGGGCTGTAGCGACGGAGGCGGGCTATATGGATTGCGGTACATCATGCGGCAACTACACCACCACCGACTACATCGAAGCACACCGCCGCCTGTTCGCCTCGTTGCTTTAGGGCTTGCACGCGCAAAACAATCGCGAGTAACATATTGGCATGAATATTACAGACCGCCTCCACTCGGTGAAACAGGCCACCCGTAACCTGTTTGACGTGTTCGCCGCCCCCTCGGGTTCATTTGCTGCATTCCGCGAAATGGCATCGAAGAAGATAGGCATGCCGAAAACCGGACCGCAGGAAAACATCAACCGCTATCTCGGTTGGGTGTATGACGCCGCAAACCGCAACAGCGCAGAACGGGCAAGCGTGCCCCTGAGGCTGTACGCCACACGCGGGCAGGGCCAGAGCAAGGCAGGTATGCGCGGCGGTATCGGCAAGAGCATAGGCCGCAGAATCACCAAGCAAGAGCGCATGAGGCTGGCAAAGTCAACCGTGGGGCAGTCTGCACGCTTCCGCAGCGCCGTGGAGATCGAAGAGATTGACGTGCATCCCTTCCTCGACATCTACGCCGATTCATTTTTCGACTGCATGCTGCGGGCGGTGTTCGAGGAGTTGACGGGCAACAGCTATCTCGCGTTTCAAGACGGCCCGCTTGGTCAGCCCGTGGACCCGGTTGTATTGCCGTCACAGTTCGTCAAGCCCATCATCAAGGGCGGTGAGATCGTGGCGTACAAGTTCGGGCGCGGCTGTCAGAAGGTCGTCATTCCCGCCGAGAACGTGGTGCACAACAAATTTCCCAACCCGAAGAACCCCTTTGTCGGCATGGCCCCGCTGACAGCCGTTGCCCTTGCTGCAGACCGTGACGTTGATATGGACATCTACGAGGGCACGCTTAACCGCAACCATGCCCGCCCTGACTTTGCCGTGGTACTGAAGGGCGAGAACGTCAGCCGCAAGGACTTGGACGCGTACAAGAAAGAGTGGAACGCTGGGCGCGCTGGTGTGGCAAACGCAGGCAAGCCGCTGTTCGCTGCGGGCGACGCAAGCATTCAGAACTTCGGATTCTCCCCTAAGGAGATGGCATTCCTCAAAGGTCGCCAAGTGACCATGGAGCAAATCTTTGGCGCGTTCGGCGTGCCCCCTGCGCTCGGCAAGACCGACGCCGTGAACCGTGCCAACCTGGAGGCGGCAATCGTGCAGTGGACCCGCTTCACTATCCTGCCCCGCCTGCGCATGGACGAGGCCGCGCTTAACAGCCAGCTGATCCCGCTATACGACGAGCCCCGCCTATTCGTGGCGTACGACAACCCCGTGCCAGAAGATCGGGAATTCATGCTCAAGGAGCGGGAAACCAACCTCAAGAATTACGTGACGACGGTGAATGAAGAACGCTCACAAGACGGCATGCCAGATGTCCCTTGGGGTGATGTTCCGATCAACCAGTCAACAGGATTGCCGCTGGGGAGCACGACAGAGCCAGTCCCCACTAAGACAGTGACGGGCGCGAACGGCTCATCCGGTGGCAATAAATCAATGCAGAAACAGGGCGACCCTGACGACGCGCCCGACATCAGCGGCGGGGCCAATCCCGCGGCGAACGCTGGCGAAAAGCGCATCATGGGTGTGGCCGACCGAATGCAGCAGGAGCAAAGCAAAGACCTTGTGAGCGAGTTCGACCGCGTGTCACCAACGGGCGCATACGACACCGTGAAGTTTGAGCCCGTCACCTATGCACAGACCTACCTTGACGACATGGTTGCAGCCATGACACCCCAGTGGGAGCGCGGTCTGATCGTCGGCAACATTGCGCTACCCGAGGGTGCGCGCGTAGAGGTTGGCGCCTTCATCCAGCAGGACGACGCGCAAAAGGTCATCAGTGACACGACGTTCAAGTTCCTCGAGAGCGAGGGCGAAAGCGTGCAGCGCGAGTTCAAGCGCCAGATGCAGGCAGGCATCAAGAACGGCGAAAGCGTGCCAGAGTTGCGCAAGCGGCTGACGGGCATGTTCTCCGACCAGCGGCGCAATGACCGCGGCTTGATGATTGCCCGCACGGAATCGGCGCGCGCCATTGAGTTGGGGCGTGAAGCATCTTGGCGGGAGTCCGGTGTAGTAGCGGCTAAAGTGTGGGACGCCAACGGCGACTCCTGCCCGTTCTGCCAAGCCATGCACGGCAGGGTTGTGGAGCTTGGCTCTAACTTCTGGGATCAGGGGGCCGTGATGGAGGTTGAATTTGAGGGCAGCCCCGTGAGCCTTGACCTGGGCTACAGCGACACGCCAGCGCCGCCGATACATCCAAACTGTCGCTGCGTGCTAGAGCCGCAGTTCATCGAAACGTAGGCAACATCGGGAGGGATAATGCCGCAAGAGAACCAGAAACGACCCCTAGTCATCCTAGGCGCAGGACCAACCCACGACGCAGGAATCGCCATCGCACGCCAGCAACGCTGCGAGGCGTGGGGCTGCAATTACATGGTGGACCCAGAGCTCACGATGCTATTCCAGATGCACGGTGACAGCTTCGTTAAGGCGCGGTTTGTTGCGCACTACCTCGAGCACCCGCCTAAAGTGCCGCTTATTATGCATCACAAATGGGCGCAGATGCCGACAAGCGAGGCGTTCCCCATGGCAGAGCACAGCAAGTTCTTCGGGTTCGACCGCATGCTTCGCAACGGGCAGCGCAACGGCCGGCCGTATCACGCATGCAGCATGTCCTACATGCTCGCACTGGCTATCATGATGGGGCATTATGACCCGATACACCTTTACGGCGTGGACTTCTACGCAGAGCTGCGGCACGAGTCCACCTATGAGCGGCCAAGCGTGGAGTTCTACATGGGCTTTGCGGCGGCGCGCGGGATCACAATCGACATCCCCGAGGCCAGCCGCCTCATGACCACCAGCGACAATCACCGCCAAATCTACGGGCTCGAGTGGAACCCCGAGCTAAAACAGGATGAAGTAAACGCCCTTGCGCACGTCGCATAGGCACACAGGAAAGGCGTCACCATGAGCATGAAAAAGTTTACCCTCGGCAGGCTGCTGAAGAACCTGAAGGACGAACCCCGGCAGCAGATCGTCGCAATCGTTGAACGGCAGGCGCAAGAGAAAGGCGTGGAGGTGATCGACCTTGACGCCATACGCAGGGACACTACGGCGACGGCGGAGTTCCTGAAAGCCGCGCCCAAGTTTGACGGGGAACCGAAGGTCGAGAAGGACAGCCGCGTGTTCCCAATCATTGTCAGCACGCGGCAACTAGACAGGGACAACGAGATTGTGATGCCGAAGGGGCTTGACCTCAAGGAGTGGCGCAAGACTGGCGTAATCATCCCTGGACACGACTACAGCGAGTTGCCAATCGCCAAGGCTGTATGGGTTGGCGTCAATGACTTTGGCGTCAAGATGCACCTCGAAGCGGCACCGACAGAGGAAGGCGATAAGATTCTTGCGCTCTCAAAGTTCATGCCGCTCACCGCATCCATCGGCATGGGGCCGGGCGAGTTCCTGCGGGCTGGTACTCCTGAGTTCGACAAGGCCACAAAGAAAATGCTCAAGGACTGGCCCGAGTTCACCGAGAAGACGCTTGGCGACCTGCGGGGCATCATCGCAAAGGCCGTGCTTTGGGAGGTGTCAATCGTGAGCGTGCCCGCCAACCCCAACGCCATCCAGACCGCGCTTGCCAAGTCTGCGCTTTCTGACGATGAAAAGGGCATGATTCGCAAGACCCTGCACATCGAAGAGCCAAGCGACGATGACCCGCGCGACGCAGAGATTGCCACGCTCAAGGGTGAAGTTCGCGACCTCAAGGCCAAGGTGGACCAGCTCATCACCGAGAAGCAGACGCCACCACCGCCCCCGCCGCCCGAGCACAAGCGCACCATCGAAGTAGTGCATCAGCGCACCATCGAAGTAGTGAAGCAACCCGACATCGCCGCGCATGTGAAATTGGCTGTTGACATGCAACGCGGTCGCGTATGACAATATTCGTGTAGTGCAAGACGTGACCCGAGGCCACCCATAGCTGACCGGGGCGGATAGCAGACAGACTCCCAATATCTCTAACCGCAAAGGAAAGCTATGAAAAAGCAAGTGAAGCTGAAAGCCGCCGTCAAGATCGACGGCATCGAATACGCCGAAGGTACGGTTCTCAAGGTCGATGAAGACACCGCCAAGAGCCTGATTGCCGCTGGCACCGCCGAAGACCACGACGAAGCCGCAGCCGCCGAAGACCTGCAGAAGCAGATCGAGGAAGGTATTGCCAAGGGCCTCAAGAGCGAAGCCGCCACCAAGACCATCAAGGAAGCCGTGCAGGCATCCATCGAAGTCAAAGACGAGTCCATTGACCCGTCATGGGGCTACGGCGCACCGGTCGCCGCCGGGCAGAAGCGCTCCAAGGGCGCCCGCCTGCACAACGCCGCCGAGTTCATGCGTGACGTGAAGTCCGCAGCAAGCGGCACCATCCCCGAGCGCCTCGAGAAAGCCATTGAGCTTGGCGCCAAGGCCGCAGGAACGCCCGGACAGGTCATTGCGGTTGACGATGACGGCGGGTTCGCAGTACCGACCGAGACGCGCATCGAGCTTGAAGGCGCCACGGTTGAGCAGGCGTTGATTCGCCCGGTCGCCACGGTTGTCCCGATGAGCACCAAGAGCATCGAGCGCACCCGCGTGCAGGATTACGACCACAGCGGCGGGTATGTCGCAGGGGCCGCAATCGCGTACTTCGAGGACGAAAACGCAACGCTAACATCCAGCAAGGTGAAGTTCGAGAAGGCCAAGCTGGACCTGAACAGGCTGACGGCGCTGGGCTACATGTCCCACGAGATGCTCAAGTTCTCGTCCGTTTCTGGCGGTCTGATCGTGCAGGAACTCGGCAAGGCCATCGCCTTTGCTGAAGACGGCAACTTCCTGACAGACGGCACCGGCGCAGGATCACCGCAAGCCATCATGAAGGCAGTGGCCAAGATTCAGGTCACGCGTGACACGGCAAGCTCCGTTGTCATCGACGACGTTCTGGGCATGCTCGCACGCCTCCGCGTGAAGAGCTCCGGAAGCGTCAAGTGGCTCGCCAACCAGACCGTGCTGCCTCAGCTCGCAAAGCTGAACATCGCAGTCGGTACGGGCGGCGCTCCTGTCTGGATTCCGAACAACGACGCACGCCAAGGCATCCCCGGCTTCCTGTATGGCTACCCCGTACAGTGGACCGAGTACGCCGAAGCACTCGGCACGGCTGGCGACCTCATCCTCGGCGACTTCAGCCAGTATGAAATCGGCGACCTTGTTGACGGGCCCGAAGTGGCAGAATCCATGCACGTGAAGTTCCTCGAAGCGCAGACCGCATTCCGCATCATCAAGTATGTTGACGGTCAGGTCGGTCCGAAGAAGGTCTTCACTCCCAAGCATGGCGACACCCTCGCCCCGTTCGTACACCTCAGCTAGACCACTTGGGATAGGCGCGGGTCGGATTGGCTGACCCGCGCAACCCCTTAAAGGAGAATGACATGAGACTGATTGACAATATCGCGATCGCAATCCCTGACGCTGTAGCCGCTGCTGCAACTGAGTTCACGACCGACACCAACGTGATTGACATGAGCAACTACCGCCGCGTTCTGGCTGTGTTGGTTCTCACGCAGTCCGGTGCAGGCACGGGCACAGTTACGCTCAAGCAGAGCGCAGCCGCTGACGGCAGCGACGAGAAGGCCCTGACCTTCGCGTCCTACCTGAAGAATGAGACAGGCGTGACCACAAGCGCCCTGACGCTGGTTGAAGCCACAACGCTGACGACCGCTGGCGCACTCACCGGAACGAATACCTACGTGTTCGACATTCGCGCTGAGGAGCTGGACGTCGCAAATAGCTTCCGCTATGCGCGTCTTGATCTGGCGTCACTGTCCAACAACACCGCAGCCGCGCTGTTCTACATTCCGTATGAGCCGCGTCACACTTGCGGGGCCACGGACACGCCTGAAGCCATCGCGTAACCATCCGGTAACGGGGCGCCCTTCGGGGCGTCCCTGAACCCTTGAAAGGGGTGACGAAATGAAACGCACGATTGCACTATTCGCAGCGGCGATCCTGTTGGGCGGGGCAGCAATGCTCATCTCTGACACCACGTTCTCATGGAGCGGCGGCGGGCAGAGCGGCACGCTGACGTATGTCAACCTCGGGCTGACTACGCCAACCATTGACGGGTCCACTGCGGTCACAGCGGCCAACGCAGCCCAGAGCGACACGAACGCCACGACCACGGCAACCGGCTACACCCCCGCTTACGTCGGGCAGGTGCTGACGGGCGGCGCTGGTGTTGGCACGAATGCCATCTGGATCAGCAAGGGCACGACCACAAACGACTGGGTACAGGTAGAACCGTAATCTCTCCCCATAGGCCCCTCCTCGGCCTGCAACACAGAGGGGGCGCGTGGTCACATGGCCCGCGCCCCGCTCCCTAAAGAAAGGCAGACACATGAAGCTCACAGCACTTGCAATCCTCGCACTCCTCGCCGCCATCGCCATCACTGCCTTTGCAGACGAAACAATCACCTTGACGGGTGACTGTGGCGGGCGGCAAGTCAGCATCACCACCGCAACCAACCGTATCACCATCACGCCGGCCGCGCGCCTGGTATCCGTGAACAACGCTGGCAGCGCCGTGATATATGCCGCCGTTCGCGTATCGGCAACGGAATACGGGACCATGATCACAGGCACCAACACCGTGCCTATCCCCGCCTCTACCTCGTTTGAGTTCGTTGGCGGCAACCCCATTGACAGCCTGACGCTATCGGCAGCCAGCGGTACCAACACCGTCAGCATCGGGGCACAGCGATGAAGCGGGCAGCATGCAATCATCGGCAACCGATACAATGGATTCGGTGGGCGGGTTCGACCTGCTATTGAAGGACGACTAACATACAAGGGAGAAATCATGGCAGCAAAAAAAGGCATCCTCAAACCACGCAGCGACAAGCAGATCAAAAAGCCCGTAGCCAAGAAAGCACCCGCAGACACACGCATTGCGGTTGAGTCCGTTGGCAGCGTGCGCATGCTTGGCGACGGCGCGGTTGTAGTGGCAGACGGCAAGGAGCAACTCATCAAAGGCGGCAAGGTGTCGATTCTGATTGAGGGGTAATCAATGGCGAACCTGATAACATGCGGCGACGTTGGCAAGTTCAGCAAGAAGATCGACATTGCTGACGGCGACACGAAGGCAAAAGTCGACAGCCTCATCACGCAGGCAAGCGCCGCCATTGAGAAGTGGTGTGATCGCACGTTCGCGCTGACAGAGTACAAGCAGTGGTACGACGGAAACGGCACATGCTATCTGAAGCTGGACGACTACCCCGTGACGCGGCTCTATCAGGTGGCATGCGGCACGCAGGACTTAGCCCGGCTTTCGTACACCGGCAGCGAGCCCGAGGCGTTTGCATCATGTGACGGCGCGACGTTGACGCTTGTGGCGGGTTCAGCGACAGACCTGACCCTATCATCGTATGCCACCGCAACGGCGCTCAAGACCGCTGTGGAGAACGTGACGGGCTGGACGCTTGCCATCTTCTCAGGTATGGACAGCTACAGCCCGGCCAAGATGCAGCCCTTCAGCGGCTATGTCGAAGGCGCTGGCAACGAGATCGACCTGCAGATCCCAGACGAAGCAATCACCGCACGCATGGCAGACCGTGCCGAGTGGCTGGTTGAGGGCAGCTTCCCGCACGGCAAGAGCAACATCTTTGTGTGGTACAAGGCTGGCTTTGCGACAGTGCCTGAAGACGTGCAGCTCGTGGCCACGCGCATCGTGGTTGACCTGTACTATGCCAGCAACCGAGACAGCACAATGAAGGGCGAAAAGCTGGGCGATTACAGCTACACCGCAGGCGGCAGCGCTGACGGCGTAGACATGCAGAACATCGTTGAATCGTACGCAGACACCCTGAGGCGCTACAAACGCGTGGAGATGGCCTAGATGGACGTGAGCGGCATGCTGAACAATACAGCGGACGTGTTCACCCTCAGCACGTCACAGGACGGCATAGGCGGCGTCAGCGAGTCCTACGCATCCAACCCGCGGCTTAAGGCCGTGCCGTGCCGTGTGCGCGCCCTGCGTGGCGATGAAGTGCCGACGCTTGGCACTGACCGCGAGAACAGCACGCACCGCATCTATTTCAAGGCAGGCATCACAATCAACGAGACAGACCGCGTAACCATCAAGGGGCGCAATTACCGCGTGACATTCCCTGACGATGTGGATCAGCAAGAGGACTTGCTGCAGGTGAACGCGGAGAGGTTGGTGTAATGGCTAAAAATGTCATATGGCGGGGTAAGGCGGTAGGCCGCAAGGTGAAGCGGAACATGGGGCGCAATATCATGGTTGCGGCAGAAATGCTGGCGTCTGATATTCGGCAGTCATTCCCGGCAAGCGGCGCGAGCGAAACCCGCAGCGGTGGCGGCGACAAGCGCAACCCGAGCGACCCCGGCGGCATCCCTCACGTGCAGACTGCACACCTGAAGCGCAACATCGGCACCGAGAAGCGCGGCATTGCGTCGGCCCGAGTCGGTACAGGAGTGGGCAGCAAGGACAGCGTAGGGTATGCGCTGTGGCTTGAGAAGGGTACGAGCAAGATGGCAGCGCGCCCGTATCTCGTGCCGGGGCTGAAACGCAACAAGCGCCGCATACTGAAGGCGGCAGGCAGGGACGTGATATGAGCATCAACACCGCAACGCAAGCAATCGTGACGGCCATCAAGACACGGTACGACAGCACCGCAGGCAACGGCATACGTACAGCAGGCGCAACGGGATTCTACTACGGGCGCGCACCAGCCGACACAGCTTTTCCTTTCATCGTGGTAAACGTGCCAGCCAGCGTCACCGAGTCAACCGTAGGGCAAGGCTCAGGCGCAAGCGGCATATACAATGACATCAGCGTTGATGTGTCTGTGTTCGATGACCGCCGCAGCCCTGACCGTGCGCTGACCATCCTCGGCTTGTGGCATACCGCCTTCAATTTCGTAGACCTGACGCTTGATGAAAACTATCGGCAGGTGATGGGGTACAAGTCGCAGGACGCCTTGACCATCGAGGAGCCCGATCAAAAGGGTTGGCATTGTGTCGCAACGTATGCCTACAATATAGCAGAGTAACCACATAGAAAGAGGTAGATCATGGCAGAAAGCACAAAGGCGATTAGCGGGTTCGGCGGCAGCGTGTCGGCCAACGGCAGCGCGGTTGAGGTTGCGGAATGGAATGCGACCATCAACAGCGAGAACTTTGACAGCACGCATCTGGGCTCAAGCGGATACCGTGAGCGCAAGTTTTTGATTCAGGACATCACGGGCAGCTTCAGCGCACACGAAGCCATCCTCCCGAACACGTCCACCACGAACATGGTGTTGACACTCAGCAGCTCGGGTAGCGGCATGGCGTCGCTGACGTTCAAGGCGCGTCACTCCATGGGCATCAGCAACCCGCAGGACAAGGTAACGTTCGATCACGACTTCGAGTCAACCGGACCGATCACGGTGGTCAGCTAATGGGCAAACTCGCAGACGCCCTGAACTTTGAAAAGGCGTACACCATCGAAGGTGAGACGTTCAAGGTTCGGCGTTTGTCTGTCGAGGAGATCCTGCGATGCGCTATTGCGGGGCTGCGTGATGCTGAAGGTGTTGACGAGGAGCAGGCCTACGAGATGGCTGAAGACCTCATCAGCGGCGAAAAGATCATATTCCCCAAGGCTGGCATCATGCACGTCATGGCGGCAGCAAGCGCAGAGCTTGACCTAAAAGACGCTGAAGCGCTGGCCGTGCTCGATGAATCCAAGGCGCGCAACGTGTGCCGCTTCGTGTTAGGTCTGCCAGAGACGGCAGGCGATGAGCCCAACGAAGAACAGCAGACGCGTAAAAAAAAAGCGCGCCGCTTGACTGGCTGGCGATTGATACGAAGATGCGCTTCTATTTTGGGGAGTCGCTCCGAGACATGACGATGCCAGTACTGCAAGCCCGTATCGCCTTTCTATGTGGTGGCGACGCGGAAAGCAGCGACGGCGGGTCTGTTGGTGGTCAGCGATTGGCGGCGGCGGCTCAAGCGGTGATGAGTAAGTCTGGCCGCAAGTCTATTCCGCTGCATGAACTGATAGGGGTGATGTGATGGCTGAGAAGGTCGGCGACGCTTATGTTGAACTTGGCACCCGTGACCGCAATTTCAACCGCGGCATGGCGAGAGCCGAGAAGCGCACCCGCGGCTTTGCTTCGAACGGGCTTGTAACGATTGCCACCATCACGGCAATCGGCGCAGCCATGGGTAAGCTGATCAAACTCAGCAACACGCAGGAAGACGCAGAGCGGGACATCGGCGCGGCCCTGCGTGCCCACGGTGACGAGGCCGAGCGACTGCTGCCCATCCTGAAGAAGCAAGCCGCCGCCATTCAGAAGCTGACGCGCTTTGGCGATGAGCAAAACCTGCAGACTATGGCGACGCTGCGCAATCTTGGCGTACAGGGCGACGCGCTCGGCACCGCCACAAAACAGGCCATCGGTCTTGCAAAGGCGTTGGGGCTCGACTCAAACGCAGCCGCCAAATATACAGCCCTTGCGCGTCAAGGCGAGTTCACGATCCTGCAACGCTACGTCCCGGCTCTGCGGTCTGCCACCAGCGAAGCCGAGAAGCAGGCCATCGTAACCGATCTGATGAATAAAGGATGGAAGCAGGCGCAGGAGTCAGCGCAGACCACCTCGGGGCAGATCGACCAGCTTGCAAACGCATTTGGCGATCTCGGGGAAACCATCGGCGAACTGTTCAAGAAGGGCGGAACGTTTGAGAAAAGCATAACCGATGCGCGCATACTGATTGAGGATTTAGACCAAGCAATCAAAGACCTCAACGACACGTCCAGCAAAACAGGCAAGTCAACCAACGGAATCGGCAGCGCGTTCCTAGACTCGTTGCGTGTGGCTGCTGGCTTTGTCGGGGCGTTGTCGGCTGGCAGCACAATGGAAGAAGCCGCGGAGATCGCGTTTAACAACATCGTTAAAGACGCAATGGACAGGGCGAAACGCAGGGCTGAGATGGACGCCGAAGATATTGAAGGGGACACGGGCGGCGGCGGCGGTGATGGTGGCGGAGGTGGGCGCGGACGGCGACGCCCCGGCACGAGGTTCGCGTTTACTTCTCTTGAGAGCGCAGTGAAGAATATTCAGACAGGTGCAGGGAAAGATCCGACTGGTAAGGAACAGAAGAAGCAAACCAAAATTATGAGCAGTATTGATGACGGCATCAAGGAAGTAGCCGAAAAGATTGGCGCTACCTCGCCGGTGGGGGTGTAACATGGCTGAGTTCTGGGCAGAACAACCGAAGAGGAAACTGAAAGAAGACGCAAACGGCGGCGTCGGAATCCGTGTATTTGAGGGCATCTACAGCACGAGCGAATCCGTACCGGGTGCAGCGGCTGGTGTGCGTGCTCTCGGTCTTCCGTCGCGTGGCGATGGATACCCCGGCAGCAGCAGCCGCTTAAAGCTGGACACCATCGACAAGCAGCAAGTCAGCACCTCGAGCCAATGGGTCGCAACGCTCACCTACCTGCCCCTGACTACAGGCGAATGGTCCACCAGCGGCGCAGCGTTTGCAGACCTCCCGCGATCATGGTCCATCAGCGGCGAACTTCTGCAATTCTCGTATACCGGTGATTACTATTACGTGAACGACCCCGGCGCAAATGATCCAATCGTAGGGGAGACGCCCGCATACAAGAAGATAGCAACGGGCAGACTTACGATTCAGGAAGTCATCACCGACATCGACGCAGCACGCACCCGCGCAAAGCTATCACTGAACACGACCAACACGGGATCATTCGAAGGTGGTTCATCTGGCAACATGCTCTACATCGGCTTTGAGGCTGAGGAGTTCACCAATGATGACGGCGACAAGCGGTGGCGGCTGCGTCACCAGTTCCTTGAGCGTGACATTCCTGGCAAGGCGAATAAAGGATGGGAGTACGTCTTGCGCGATGACACGGCAGAATGGTCATTCATCCAGATATCCGCCGCAGCAAACGACCCGCTACCGATCTATCCCTCAAGCAGCTTCTCGCAAATCTTCGGCACAACGTAAGGGGCAGCAATGGCACGCGCAGACAGGCTGAAAGCTGGCGACCCGTTCATCAGCGCCAACAATACCAATAAGGCGTTTGAGCAGGCCAACCGCCTTGATTCGTTTCAGGCAGGCCCCGGCATCGACAGTCAGAACGACGCAACCGGATTCCAACTGCGGAACAACCGGCGGCGCCCCGTTCTCGACGGTGACAGCCCGTTCAGCAGCTCAAGCCCCTACCGCCGCACCCTGAAGAAGCGCACCGACACCACGCGGCATAAGGGCGAGTTTGAGCTATACGGCAGCTCAGGCGTGCCCCTGTCGCGCTACCGCATGCCATACCTGCCAGTTGACGCAGACGGCGATGGTGATCTGACATGGGGCGTCATGGACGCTGACGAGTTCGGCAGCAGCGGCCGGCGCAGTCTTGAGCGCATGGTGTCTGGCAGCGGTGAACGGTTTCAGCTTTTCAACTTCGATGCGGCCACAACCAACCTAGACAGCAGCAACACCTTTGACGTGATCGTGCGGCGGGACTACGGCACTGGCGCGCAGTACGTGCAGTATGTGAGCAGCAGCGACTTTGCCGCGGCGATTGGCGCAGGGTTGCCGCGATGGGATGAGATTCTAGACGCGAATACGTCGGTGTCATTCTTGAGCACAAGCAACTCAGACGGGACAGCCAACGACGGGCACGTCCTCAATATCGGGACGTCCGATAGGCGCTGGCATTCGATGTATGTGGATTGCGCGAACACTATCCGGTTCGAGACGGGGATCAACGGCGACTTCCCGCCTTACGAGGGCGGTTGGGTAGAGTTATCTAGTGGCGGCGTTGAGATATGGGCACGCAGCGGCAACGTAGCGATTTTTGCCGACACTGATGTTGTCATCGAGGCGTCATCGTCCAATGACGTGCTGATAGACCTCAAGCCATCAGCGGGTGCCGCGGGATTCTTGAAGATTAAAGATCTACCAACCTCAGCAGGCGCGGCAACGGTGGTCTGGTTGTCAAGTAGCGGGTACTTGCGGATACAGTAGAATTGACACGCGCGCCAAAAGAATAGGACAATGAAACCATGAAAACAAAACACGCACTTCTGACCGCCGCACTACTCCCGCTGATTGCCGCCGCAGGGTTCGCCCCGCGCATGGACACCACGATCGACGCCAGCGCACAGCAGACCAGCAAGCCCCTATCCATGGCGCAGGCCGCATCGCAGGACTTCGGGTTCGACTTCACGAACCTGCAAGCCGACTTCTCGACCAACACAGACACCGCCGTCTGGTCGTATTACGGCTGCGATTACAGTTGGCAGGTCGCAGTAACCGGCAGCGTTGAGGACGCAGATACGGCCCTTGTGAGCGTGACGCCCGCCTATAGCAACACCAACACCATTGACAGCGGCGCGTTCCCGTGGCGTCTCGAGGTTGCACGCTCAGGGGTGATCATTGCCAAGGCTTACGGCTCGCTGACGATTACCGCGGACCCCGGCGCAAGCGGGGCTCCTGCGCTGGTGACGACCACCAACATCAACACAGCAGACTACACCGTCAGCGGTACATGGCCCGTCAGCAGCATACCGACGCTCACAGCCTACGAAACCGCAGCCACCAACGGCCAAGGCACGGCAGGGCAAGTGCTGCTCACGGACGGCAGCGGCAGCAACTACTGGGGGGACGCTGGGTCGGGCGACGCTGTACTGGCCGACAACCAGACATTCACAGGCACAAACACCTTCACCAAGACCATACTGGGCACGGCAACCAACGCCACGGCGCTGAGCGGCACAGCAGGCGCAACGGTGGTATCTGGTGCAGCCCTTGGCACAACGGCAACCCAACCCGCAGATCTTGCCGCCCACACAAACCTGACGCTAACAGGCGGAGCACACGGTGGGGA